CCTAAAGGATAGGACTACTGGAAGTGAGCGTGGCGGCGAGGGCAGGCGGTGCGCTTATACAGAGAATTTTATTTTATTTAGGAATAGTATAACATGAAAAATACAAATAGTTCCAGTAGTTCCAAGGATTTGGGTAATAATAGAACCAAATCCAATACTAAAAAAAAACAAATTTCTCCAGCAAGGAACTGGGAATTTGTAGTGAATAACTACACAGAAGAAGATATAAAAAACTTGGAAAAACTAGATAGTTCCATAGTTCCAGTTTTTGTAGCACAGACAGAAGTCGGGGAGAAAGGAACACCACATATTCAGGCCACATTTTCTTTTGCTAAAGGAAAAAAGGGCAGACCTAGTAGCGTCATAAAGGCGGCGTTAGGCCATGGCAGATTCTCTGCAAGGAAAGTTAAAAAAATAGAAAATATCAGAAACTATTGCATCAAACAAGATAGAGGAGACGATAAACGGGGCTGGAGAGTTTGTAGAGGGTGGAAGCCACATAGACGACTAGTCAAGATGACTTACGAATTATTAAGACCTTATCAAAAGTTAATAGCAGATAAGTTCGTAGATTATGCAGACCCATTATTCTCGCGGGACATTTGGTGGTTTTGGGAACCAGAAGGCAACGTAGGAAAGACGATCATGAGTATGTATTTCACCGACCAGCGAGGAGCATTAGTAGTAGGAGGAAATGCGGGAGATATATTCTGTGGAGTTGCACGAGAGTGCGAAGCCAAGAGAGAACCCGAGGTTGTTATATTTGATATCCCACGCAGTAGTAGAGGATATGTTTCTTATAAGGCTATAGAAAAAGTCAAAGACGGTATTTTCTATTCGACCAAGTATGAAAGCGGTATGTGTAGATTTAATAGACCTCATGTAATTTGCTTTGCGAATGAATTACCTGATGAAGAGCGCTTATCAAGCGATAGGTGGAATATTGTGAGATATGGAGAATGTTTCACATAAGGAGGTTGTGTCCATTCATTAATAGCCAACGGCTATAATTCCATTTATCGCCCCCCAATAAAGTGGGGGGAGCGACAAATGAAATTAGTAGCCTAGCATGGTGGCATTTTTTTTTTCGTATTTAATAGGTTTTAAATATGAAATGTAGTTTTGCGTTTATGCATCTTTGAATCTAAAACGGCAATAGTATTGAAGTTGGGCATCATTCCCGACAGTTGGGGAATCAACACTTTCACTCCAGCAGTAAAGACGAATAGTCTGATTATCAGGCGACTTTTCAGTTGTTTCTTGGCCGTAGTTGAGTTTGTAAGGTCTTTTAATTGTTACTGAACCATACACACGACGGGGGAACACTTTTTCAGAGACACCGGCGGCTTGGTAGGAGGCTTGAGCCACAGGAGGTGGCGTAGCAGGCACAGGGGCATTTGCAGCAGGCACGGTGTGAGTAGTTTGCAGGGGCATAGATACGGTGTGATGTTTCTTCCAGAGTATTTTAAATCTACCATTTTTACCAGTATTGTTAAGATTTTGGTAAGCAAGTCCAAACGCATTTGCAGGAGCAGGAGCAGCAGACGTGAGTTGTAAGACTTCATTTACAGAAGTTCCAGAGCCGACTTCTCCCATTTGGTCGAGGACGAGCATCATATACAGACGTTGGTAAGGCCCAGCACGATTGTCTGCTGTTATACAGTATTTAACAGTAAGCGATTTCATAGTAACCCAATCGCTGTTACGTTGGTGAGAGGCAGAGCCTTGAGCAAGACGGAGAAGGGAAGGACTGAAAGGTATGTTCGCAATAGATTCTTGACCCTGTGGATCAAAGCGAACGTTATCATTAAATTGCCCATCAAATTCATTAGCAGCGAGTGCTTGAATTTGGTCACACATCTTTGTTTCTATATTTTTATTAATTCTACGAATCTGCTGACGATTCGCTAGTGTTACACGAGTATTTAAACCTACTTTCTTACGAGTGCGGTTTCGTAAGGTTTTGGCTAAATTGCGGCGCTTTCCGCGACCATATTTGCGATTACCTCGGTGGCGACGTTTATACGGCATTATAAAGTATAGTGAGAAAAAAAAAGGAGGGCAGGCACATTATTCCTAAAGGATAGGACTACTGGAAGTGAGCGTGGCGGCGAGGGCAGGCGGTGCGCTTATACAGAGAATTTTATTTTATTTAGGAATAGTATAACATGAAAAATACAAATAGTTC